CATCAAGATACAATTTGTATATTCTTGGTGAACGTAATCCCAGTCGTCGTGATTTTCACGAACCTGGGTCACGTAGAGATTGGGATCCCTCAATCTTCTACCAGGTAACAATCCCCTTTGGGGCTCGCTTACCTACAAAAACTCTAGAAGAGTTTGTCAGCTATCAGGGTCTGGATTCCTATTTTGGTCTCCAAATCAGGATAGTTGCTTGGCTGCAATATCTCAATGAGATAGGGCAGTTTATTCCTATGCGCTTGGCCACAGTACCTGAGCCAGGCAATAAGGTTAGGATTGTAACCACAACCTATTGGTGGGTTACAATCCTTCAACAATCTCTCGGGCATATTACCCGAGATATTCTTACATCTCATCCGTTCGCCTTAGGTGGACTGACCAGATCAAATCAAGCCTGGAATTTTTTATACCAGGTTAAAGGTAAGGAGTTCCTTAAAGGATCTGCCTTATTATGTTCTGACCTCAAAGAGGCAACAGACCACATTCCAATAAAGATTGCTCAGCAGTTACTTATTGGTTTTTTCGATGGTTTGGGTATTGAATGCCCAGATTTACGAATTGTATCTCAGTTACTACAGCAACCGAGATTCTTTACTGTTTTTGGTGAAAATTATTTCACTAAAACAGGAGTAATGATGGGGGAACCCATCACAAAATCTATCCTCACACTTCACCAATTGGTTGCTGAGGATATTGCTTATACCAGGGTTATAAACCCTGAACGTGATATAAGCTATGCCGACACCCTAAAAGGTTGGCGGTGTATGAACGTTGGAGGCGATGATATCGCCGTAATTGGTCCTTATCAGTATCTCAATGAGATTACTGATACTTTATTGAGGATGGGAGCTGAGCTCTCTCCCGATAAACATGGAATTTTTCAATACTATGGAAAGTATACAGAAAAATTCCTTTACGTCCCTTCCCTTTTAAAAGGAATGGCCGTAACTTCAGTCAAATATGACTATGAGGCCTCACCTTGGGTTGAATCAATCAAGGTTAGGCTTTTATCTCCGACGACTAAGTCAACAGAGATTATTAATGAGAAAAACGTTGCCATAGGCAAGGCTAAATCATTAGGCCGGGAGATTCGATATATCCCGGAATCAGTGCTTTCACATAAAATGAAATCACTAATTAGAGATCGCTTCTTTCAAAGAATGGGATCTTTATTACCAGAGAGAGCCTCAGGCGTCTACTGGCATATGCTCCTACCCACCTATGTAGGTGGTTTGGACCTTT